AATGCAATCGTTGACGGAATATCTATCATCGAAGGCAGAGACAAGAATCGAAAACCAGATGCCTTACCTACTTTACTTACAGACGCATTAGCAGTTTCATTTGATAATAGAGTAGGACATGATTATTTAAAAGACTCAGATACTAGATTTGATTACTATCATCAAGTAGAGGAAAGAATACCTTTTGATTTAGAGTTTTTTAATAAAATTACAAAAGGTGGATTACCACAAAAGACTTTAAACGTTGCACTTGCTGGCACAGGTGTAGGTAAGTCTTTGTTTATGTGCCACATGGCTTCTAATTGTTTAAGTCAAGGTAAGAATGTACTTTATATTACTTTAGAAATGGCAGAGGAACGTATCGCAGAAAGAATAGATGCTAACTTAATGAACATTAGTATAGATGATTTACATGATCTACCTAAAACAATGTATCAAGATAAGATTGAAAAAGTTAAAAAAAGAGCAGATGGTACTTTAATTATAAAAGAATATCCAACAGCATCAGCACATACAAATCATTTTAGACAATTAATACAAGAATTAGCAATTAAGAAATCATTTAAACCAGATATAATATTTGTAGATTATCTTAATATATGTGCTTCATCTAGATTTAGAGGTGGAAGTAATATCAATTCTTACACAATAATAAAAGCAATCGCAGAGGAATTAAGAGGACTAGCAGTAGAAAACAATTTACCAATAGTCACAGCAACACAAACAACGAGAAGTGGTTTTGTTTCAACTGATATAGGATTAGAAGATACATCCGAATCATTTGGACTACCAGCAACAGCAGACTTTATGTTTGCGCTTATCTCAACGGATGAGTTAGAGGAATTAAATCAGATAGCTGTTAAACAATTAAAAAACAGATACAATGACCCAACAAGTAATAAAAGATTTGTGCTTGGAGTAGACCGAGCAAAAATGAAACTATATGATGTAGAAATGAAAGCTCAAGATGATATAGTAGATAAAAATCAAATAGAAGACGATACACCATTATTCGATAAATCAACAATAGGGTCAAGATATGAAAAATTTCAAAAACTCAAGGTATAAAAAGAAACATAGGAATATTGAACAAAAAGGTAGGTTCAAAGTAGATATTAGTCACATGGGTGGCAAAAAACCCTATCTTTGTTACGATACTAAGTATGACCAAATTGTGCATAGGTTTGAATTTAAAGAAGACGCAGAGGGTTGGTGTAAGTTTCAAAACAAAAATTGCACGTTTGGAACGTTTGATTTCCCTAAATTTCTAAGACCTTTTGACGAATAAATACTTGTTATTGTATAAATGGAGAGATTGATGTCAATCAGCAAGTACATAAAACAAGTAAAAGACAGACCAGAATATAAAGTAGATCATCTTGAAAGAATATCAAACCTCATTCAAGAGGATGCTATGAATCTTCCTATTGACATTTTTAGAGGATTATCCTATTCAAAATCTAGTAAACTCTCTTCATCTAAAAGAGATGTCATAATTGTACGTTCACCAGACAGAGAAACAGATCGAGACGAAATATTAAGAAATTTAAGACAAGCTGGTGTAAATGCAAAACTAGGAGACTCACAATCTAGTGTAGACCCTATCGATGGTAAGTTTGAAGATAGAGATTTTAGAATATTTGTTAAACCAGAATCAGGTGGAATGGGTGAGACAACTTTAAATGCTTCTATAACTGAACTGTTTCCATGTATAGCATTTGAGAACAAATACAAACCAAAAGATGCTAAATCTTTTCATGAGTATTTAATAGATGTTGATCTTAAAAAACTTAAATGTGTCATACCAGGTGACGTGGAAAAAGCTCAAGAGATAATCAACAGAGCAGATACTTCATCAAAGTTTGAAGATAAGATGAACAATGCTATTGCAATTAATAAATTTATTCTAGATCAAAACAAAGATAAGAAAATAGTCGAGACTAGGTGGGGACCGACAACTAAATCTAAACCTGCAGGTGTACCAGGTGGACACCCAGGTGACATATTTTTAACTTACTTTGACAAATCAATATTAGGAGTTAGTTTAAAAGCAGGTGGTAAGAAAACTACTGAACCTAAACTAAACACTTATGTTAATACTGTATTCAACGCATTTAGACAAGGAAATAAGTTAAGAAGAATTTATACCAAAGTACATAAAGACGCACATGGTAAGATTCCAGGTATGCCACCAGCAAATAGATTTCAGAAAGATAGAAAAACATCGCAAGTTTTAAGAGACTTTGATAAAAAGAATAACAAGAGATACGAGGAACTTTACAATGTATATCTTGAGATAATGAGACAAGAAATTATTAAACTTTTTAACGCAGATAGAAAAAATACTTTAGAGTATATTAAGAAAGAAGTTTTAAGAGATGCACCAGATGTTCCTACATTGGTTATTAAAGCAGCTGGTAAAGGTTATTCAGAAATAACTGAAAAGGATGCTTTGGGGGTATTTATACCACAAGTAGATTTCGTAAAAGCATACCCTAGTAGAACTTCAAAGCAAAATTGGGAAATAGAATTAAAGTCTGGTTCAGATAGTTTGGTTATGAAGATGTCTATTAGAACAAATAAATCAGGTCATGCAGGTGTAAAAAAATTAGGACAACATTCTCTTGCAGTAAAATATAACTCATTGGCAACAAAATAATGAAAACATATAAAGATTTAATGAACGATAACAAATGTCCACCAGGCATGAAGTACGATAAAAAATTAAAACAATGCGTACCAAAGACAATAAGATATAAAGGAAGATATATTATTGGTGTTCCAAAAAATACAAATGGAGGTGATGAAACACCTGCAAATGGAAATGGTAACGGCAATGGAAATGGAAACGGAAACGGAAATGGTGGAAATGGAAATGGCGGTGGCAATGGTGGAAACGGTGGAGGTGGTGAATAATGCTTAGTTTTATACAAGAACAAGCTGGTAAAAATCTTCACATGGAACATATTGAAGATGAGATTATCAATCATGGTGTGCCAGGTGGAAGAGCAGCTATAAACTTTTTAAGAAGTTTAAGAGATATGTTAGCAGGTGCAAGTAGATCGTCTGTTAATATGACTGTTAAATGGGATGGTGCTCCAGCTATCTTTGCAGGTGTAGACCCAAGCGATGGTAAGTTCTTTGTTGCAAAGAAATCAGTATTTAATGTAAATCCAAAATTATACAAAACTAACAAGGAGATTGACAATGACTTATCTGGTCAGCTTAATTCAAAATTTAAAATTGCTCTTAAAGAGTTTTCAAAACTTAACATTAAAGGTGTACTTCAAGGTGATCTCATGTTTACAAATGATATCGGTAAAACTAAAATCGATGGTGTTTCATATATCACATTTCAACCCAACACTATTGTTTATGCTGTTCCTACTGATTCTGACTTTGCAAAGACAATAAACAAAGCAAAGATCGGAGTAGTTTGGCATACAACATATAAAGGAAAAGACTTACCTAGTATGAAAGCATCTTTTGGTGCAGACATAAAAAAACTTACAAATACATCATCGGTTTGGATGGATGATGCTACATATAAAGATGTATCTGGTAATGCAACGTTTAATAAGTCTGAAACAGATGCAATTACAAAGATATTATCAGAGACAGGTAAAACATTTCAAAGAATTAATGCCCCTATGTTAAAGAAGTTCTTAGATTTACAATCATCTATGACAGGTCAATTAGTTGGAGCATCATATAAAACATACTATAATAGTAAAGTAAGAGTAGGTGAACCTGTTAAAAATCCTAGTAAATATGCAAAAGGATATGGGGATTTTGTTGAAAAAGTCTTGCAAAAACAAGTAGATAAGTTAAAAACCCCTAAGGGTAAGGCAAAATATGAGAATATTCAAAAGGAATATACTAGAGAAATAAAGAAACATGTACGTAATTTAGAACAAGTCGTTACATTTCAAAATTTACTTATAGATGCAAAAATGCAGATAGTTAAAAAACTAAATAGTGTTAAGCAATTGACTAATACGTTTATACGTACTAATAATGGATATAAAGTGGTTAACCCAGAGGGTTATGTAGCAATAGATAGAGTATCAGGCAATGCTGTTAAATTAGTTGATCGTATGGAGTTTTCTTTTAATAACTTCACAGCGATTAAAACATGGGATAAATGATAATATGTCAAAATTAAGTTTCGAACAATTAGCTAAGAATATAGAAGAGTTACGTGTAATTAACGTAGCACAAAGACGTAAAATCGGTAGACGTATGGCACGTTTAGCTAAGTCCTCAGCATTCCAAAAGAAAAAAGAACGATCAAAATTAAAGATTGCTTCGCCAGAAAAACAAGCTGTAAAAGCAAAAAAAGCTGCTAAAAGAATCATAATTAATAAGTTCTTTAAAAATTATGATAAGTTATCCCCTCAAATGAAAATGAAAGTTGATCAAAGAATAGCTGCCAAGTATGGTCCTGCTATCAATAAGATTGCTCAACGTATGAAGATTAAAGTTAAAAAAGGTGAGATAGAAAAAGTAAAAGCAGCTAGAGCTGCAAGACAGGCGAAACAAAGTGAAAAATAATATAACAAAATTTTCAGTTTACGAAGCAGCCCCTCTTACAGAAAAGAAAGTTGTATTTACTTTCGGTCGTTTTAATCCACCAACTACAGGTCACGAAAAATTAATTGATA